CCCGCTGTATGCAAACGTTTTATATCCCTGGTCTAGCGCTTCTACTATCAGCTGAGACATAAATGTCGATTTGCCTTCCCCTCGCTTTCCGGTAAGCAGAATCACCTGCCCAAAGAAAAAGCCTCCCAAGATCCGGTCAATTTCATCAATTCCGGAAAAAGCGCGCTCCATATTAAAAATATCAACCGATTCCACGTCTGCAAGTTCTTTTACACGGCTCACCGGCTTCAACTTGGCATTATGTATGGCTTCTACCACCGTCGTTTTCCCATATTTCCGGAGAATATCGTTAGCGTCCTTTTCGCCGTAATAGTCTTCCGGCTGTGTGACCAGTACCGGGAT